GATGGTATAATAAAGACTCCAAAAATGAGTTTAAACAGATTGAGGGACACCGAATTTCAGTCCAGTTTTTCGATAAAAAAAGAGACAATTAGAGAGTTAATAAAGGGTTCCGTTTTCAGTTCAGAGTCGAATAAGATATATCTATTTGGTAATACAAACGATGGTATTCACGGTGAATTAACTGATAAGACTAGAAATAATATAGATACTATAAGTTTGCAAATATCCAATTCCTTTTTTGGTGATCCTGTAGATTCTTTACCTTTAAATTTTGAGATATTTAGAATCATGGATATTTCTAATATTGATGAAATTAAAGTTAAAATAAATGTTAAACTTGGGCTTGTATTGTTTGAGATTGAAAATAATTATAATAAAATGAAATACATCATGTCTTCCTTAATAAAATGAAAAACGACACTAGACACAAAACAAAAAATTCAATTAAAACTCCTAGTTATTTTATTAAAAGACTTAAGGATTCTGGTTTTATAGTATGGAAAATGTTCGATGATTATGGTATACATGATCCTCGTTGTTGGAGTGTTTTAGTTGACCCGAAAGGAGCATCTCTATGGATAACTTGTTATGTTAACAAGGAATTTATGGGAGATATGATGTTTGAACTTAATGATGGAGGTCAGAAATTCGCTAAAAATCTATCAATTAAAACTGAGAGTTTGGAAGTCATTATAACTCATTTAATTAATGCTGGAGTTAGGAATAATTCCATCAACAGCCCATATCATAAAGATAAATAATTGAATCATGGAAGGAAATGATAATAATAAACGAAGGGCTAAAAAAAAACTTCCTGTAAATGATGTTAAAATGAGTGCTATTGATAGTGCTCAAATAAATGAATTATTAATTGATTCTATTCAAAATTATGTTAGAGGCGTTAAGAAAAAGACCAAAGATAGTGAAGAAGCTGTTAAAATAATAAACAATCATGTGTCCGAGTTCCTTCAGGCTTTTATGATATTTGGATACGACATGAAAGGTGATCCAATTTGCATTCATCATGCAAATACACAAATAGACTCTGATGCATTGAGTTCCTTAATGAGCAGAGTTATTTTTAACAGGGGGGAATAAGGAAATGCATCTGTTGGGAAAGATTTTTAATTTTTTTTTCCCAGTTAAAAAGACCCATATAACTAAGGGTTCATCTTATGCTATTCTTAGGGGTGACTACTATGGTGAGATATTTGTATTTTTTCATCAAGAGGATGATACTTTGTTTTTTGTATCTTTACCTAAGATGGAAATACGAAAGGTCGATATTGTTAAATTCAACATTGGTTTGGAGAATAAAATATTAGACTTTGTAAACATTGTCCCACCTGATGTGTATAAATTAGTTAAAATACATGGAAAAAACACAATGTCTAAATAAATAGTTTAAATGAACAATGTACAGGCACGTATTATAACATCTCCAATATCTGGACAACCTTGTGTTCCTAGAATTATTGAAACCAGACAAGGTAAAAATATGGTTAAGGAGGCTCATTGGATTGATCCTGCTTCTGGTACATTCATACGTAAGGGTGTTGTGAGCATAACACCGATTGAGTCCGAAAATCCTTGACATAGTTTATTATTGTAGTATTCTTACCTCATGGTAGTCTTACCAGAAGAATACATTGTTTCTAAATTTTATCAATACGCTGGTTCTCCTAAATACAATAGGAGTTCCAATTCTTATCAAGCCAGTTGTCCTATTTGTAGGGAGGGGTCTTCTTGGTTAAGAAAACAGAGGTGTTATTATCTTGCTAAAAAGAATATAATACATTGTCATAATTGTGGATGGCATGGTAATCCTGTTAATTGGATTATGGAGTTGAGTGGTGATTTATTCATCGATGTTATCAATGAGTCGAAGAATTATGACACTGTAAATGTGAATGATATTCCCAAACCTAAAAAAAAGATCGTTGATTACGATTTACCTAGTGATTGTATTGATTTGACAGATCAGGAACAGGTTCGTTTTTTTAATAATGAACCTGTAGTTAAAAAGGCACTGGAAGTATTGAGGGACAGGAAAATGATGACAGCCATAAATCATCCCCAAAAATACTACGTTACTTTGAATGATTTTGTTCATAGTAATAGATTGATAATCCCGTTTTACGATGAGAGCAATAAGATTGTATTTTATCAATCCAGGAAATTATTATTGGATGATAATAAACCCAAGTATCTATCCAAAAAAAATTCAGAGAGATCCGTCTTTAATATAAACAATGTGGATAAGGATATACCATATATATTCGTGACTGAAGGACCTATAGATTCGACATTTATTAAAAACGGTGTGGCACTAGCTGGTATATCCGAATCTGGTAGTGATACCTTCACTGAAAGGCAGAGATATCAAATTCAATTATTTCCACTACATGAATTAATTTTTGTTTTAGATAACCAATGGAATGACGCTACATCCAAAAAGAAAAGTAAGGCTTTACTGGATGCTGGCAAGAAGGTTTTCATCTGGCCCAAAGAATACTTAAAATATAAGGATTTGAATGATGTATGTGTAGCCTACAACATCGACGAATTTCCATACAAATTCATATGTAAACACTCTTATACTGGAATGACTGGTAAACTTAAACTATCTGAGGTTAAGTGATATTAATCTTGCTCACCAGCGATTAAGTAACCTTTAAGAGCTTCTGCCAAACCAGAAAGCTCAACTGCTATTCTACTTATTCTTCTATGTTCTGAAGAAGCTATTTTCTCAAACAATGTATCGCAACCAGCATTGTGTAATTGTCCCTGTACTGATGTTTGATTGACGCCGTTAACATACTCCACAAATCTTTCGATTTCTGAAATCCAACTAGCCAAGATGGTTTTCTGTTTTGCTAGGGATTCCTTACGAATAACCTCTACTTGACCAGAAGCTCCATCGAAGGCTTCTGGAGGCGTACCAGCATCTAATTCAGCCGCCATAGCTCCAGCCTCATCTTCTGGAATAGCATCAATTGAATCAGTTTCAACTTCATCTTGTTCCAAAAGTGTATTAAAATATTTTTCGTAAATTCCCATAAGATTATTTAGCTATTGTACCTAAATATTTAGTAGCGATGAGAGAAAAATTTAATATCCTACAAGAAGATGATACTAAAATCTATAATAAGTGGGTTAAAGGTATAGCTAAACAAGAAGCCCCATCAGAAGTCATTACTGTAGATGATATTGTAAATGTACATAGAAACAGTACGACATATAAGGGACCTGAAAATTTACCATTTGGATTAAATTCTCTTTTACAGCAGATTGGAAATTTATTTGTTCAGTCCGCTAATATTAGATTAAATTTGCGAAACTCTTTATCAAATCCAGTTATTTCTGACTATGCACAAAAAGTTAGAGCAGTTAATACCATTAACGATAAATTGGCCAAAATACAAGAAATTATTTTTTCAACAACGGAAGACATGAATAAAATAGTTGAAAATCCAAAAAAATGATATAAAATATATTTGTGATTAAAAAATTAATATATAGCTTTGCGATAACGCTTATAGTTTCAACATTGGGTGGATTATTTTTCTTAAACTTCGGATTTAATTTTTGGATTAGCAGTATTTTCTTTTTTCTGCTACAAATTGTTCTTTTTTATTTTTACGGTGAACACGTTAAAAGGCAAAATGCATTCTTTAAAGCGCAACTAGAACTTGAGGCCGCTATAGAGTTATCCAAAATAACCGCCAGTGTTACATGTCCATGTGATAAAAAAATAAAAAGCGAAATTCAAATAGATGTCAATGGAGATAATACATATCAGTGCGGTGAGTGTTATAAAAAAATAGGAGTCATTGTGAATACTAAAACTGTATTAAAAACCGATCCGATAACACACGATCCCCTAGCTCATCCAGAAATATTAAACACTTTTGAGGAAGCATTGAAAGACCCATCACATAATGATAGAGTTTGATTCAATTAAGGGTAGCGACATATCACCAGAAGGAGACAATGTACGTATTCCTTCCGAGAAGGAAGTTGAATTGTTTTTTGAAATGCATTTTAAAAAAAATGTTGAAGATTATTTGATCTATAAAAAAAATAAATTTAAAAATCCAAATAAAGAGATACTTAAAGATTTCGTCTCCAAATTAGAAAATTTTATTAAAGACGAAAATAAAAATGATGATAACTCATATTTAATTGATCTCTTATTTACAAACATTCAAACCAATATTAAAATATTGGACAATTTGAAGTGTTTACCAGATAATAAAAAAATATTATCGTTTTTAACATCTTTCACTGTATCTAAATTTTTTACTTGACACTTTCAATTGTAAGTAGTACTATCCTTTATTCTATATGAATAATAATATGATAATTGAAACCAAGAACGGTGATTACAATATAACCAGAGAAGGATTTATCAGGTGGTTATGTCTTCTTGAAATTGTTGAAAAAACTGAAGAAAAAGCTAGAGAGTTAAAACTTAACTTGGATAATATTGACTGGGTTAAGCCAGTAGCTTTTAAAAAATACATGAAAGAGAGATTCAAAAGCATGGAAATTGATTTGGATGCAGAGGAGGGTGGTATTGGAAGAAATTTAGATTACAATCCCCTTAGTAATATCCCCCGTATTCAAGAGTATCATTCACAGACATATCAAACACAAACTTCTTTGATTCAGAATCAGGATCTTGAGGATACGATTCATCACGTTTAATGGGAACTGTTTTAGATCCAGATAGATCTCCGTAAAACGTATCGTCATAGACTTGAGTGTTCCCTCTCTCTTGTGGGAGATTTTCAAAAGAATGCTCAAGTCTTTTGGCTTTCAATAACCACACATAATGTCCACCTAATGGATTTATTTGTGAATTATCCTCATCACATTTTTCAGTGATTTCGTACATTTTACCATCGCGTTCACCAGGTCTATCTGAACCATATTCAACTAACTTAAATACGTCTCCAGCCTTCGGCTCAAGGTTTGGTGGATAGTGTGCGTAAAATGAACTAATGTGTAAATAGGCAGTGACTTGATCATCTGATTGATAACCGAACTTGGAAAGAACTAATGCATTTTCCGTCAAAGTCATAATCATTATCATCGTCTTCGGTAATTCAAATTGATTCAATGGCATCTCTCCGTAAGTTAAGTCGCCGTCCTGTAAATTGAAAAGATTTCTATAATACAATATCTTTTGACCGTACATGTCTATTTGTTC